AAGGTCAGCGCCGCTGATAGCGAGGCTTCCGGCGATGTATCTGAAATCTATGAGGGGTTGATCCGGGAAATCGAATATCGCTGTGATGCCCCGTCGATCTATGAAAGCGCGGCAGAAAGCGCTGCATCCTGCGGTATTGGTCACTTCCGCATCCGCACTGACTATTGCGATTACGATGGGTTTGATCAGCATATCCTCATTGAGCGGGTCTTTAACCCGTTTGCCGTTTTCTATGACCCGCGCGCCAAAGAGCCGACCCGGCAAGATGCCGAGTTTGCATTCATCATCGAGCAGATGCGGCTTGATGATTTCAAAGAGTCATACCCTGAAGCTGACACGAGCGATTTTGCGGATGGGAAGCTGCCGACATGGTGGTCGGATTGGCGCGGCGGCGAAACGATCACCATCGCGGAATACTACTGGCGCGAGTTCGAGGAATACGAGATTGCCGTCACCGAAATGGGGCAGGTGATCAAGGGGCCGTTTCCGAAAGAGCTTCGGCTGGCCCGCAAGCGCACGGTTCGCAAGCCGAAGATCATGTGGGCGAAGATTACGGGTAGCGATGTGCTGGAAGGCCCGACGCGCGTGGTCGGGGAGTATATCCCGGTCATCGCCGTGACGGGTGAGGAAATCCACATAGGTGAAACGGTGTATCGCAGCGGGGCTATCCGGCACGCCAAAGACAGCCAAGTCAGCTACAACATCATGCGGACGGCCAGCGTTGAAACGACGCTGTTGCAGCCCCGCGCGCCGTATCTGGTAACGCCTAAGCAGATTTCCGGCCTTGAAGGATTCTGGAACGAGGCGAACAACGCAAACCGGCCATATCTGCCCTACAACGTTGACGAGAAGGCCCTCGGCATTCCAGCCCGCGCGACGCCGCCCGTAGCGTCCAGTGGACTTCTGCAAGAGGCGCAGGTCGCGGCGGAGGACATGAAGCGGACCATCGGGATTTATGACGCAAGCCTCGGTGCCAGGTCGAATGAAACCAGCGGTGTTGCGATCCAATCCCGCCAGAAAGAGGCGGAAATCGCCAATTCGATCTATTCCGATAACATGGTCAAGGCCGTTGCCCACGCCGGGCGAGTGATCGTGTCCATGATCCCGGAGGTTTACGACGCGCAGCGCATTATCCGTATTCTCGGCGAAGACGCGCAGGAGAAGCTGGTCGAGATTAACAAGTTGATGCTGTCCCAAAACGGTATCGTGACCAGCAACGATTTGCGGGTTGGGCGGTATGCCGTTCGCGTTTCGGTCGGCCCAACCTATGACAGCAAGCGGCAGGAGGCCAGCGCTGGAATGCTGGACCTCATGAATCGTATTCCGCAGTCCGCCCCGATCATCGCGGATTTGGTGGCGGGGTCACAGGAATGGCCGGATGCTGACCGGATTGCAGAGCGGCTACGCAAGACCATACCGCCTAACCTGCTTGAGGACGACGAAAAGACAAAAGACGACCCGCAAGCGCAGATGATGGCCCAGCAACAGGCGCAACAAGCGCAGCAGCAGGCCCAAATGCAGCAAGCGGCGGTGCAGGCGGACATTGACAAAAAGGTGGCGGACGCCGCCAAGGCTAAGGCCGAGGCCGCGAAGTCGGAGATTGAGGCGCAGGAGGCGGCAGTAAGGCTGCAACTCCTGATCCGCCAACTGAATGTGGCGCAAACCGCGCCCATGCCTGTCCAGCAGGCCAACCCAGGGCTGATGCCCTACTGAGGATACCCACATGAGTGATCAGGAATTGGCGGCCCTTGCTGGCGCTGCCGAGATTGTCACGACTTCGGAACAGACCGAAGCGTCGGAGGCGACGGAAAACACGGAAGGGCAGGTTTCAGACCAGCCCGCCGAAGGGGAAAACCCAGAGGACAAGACAAAATCGCAGGTTCGCCGCGAACGCCGGGAGCAACAGCGCCAGCGTGAGCAGCAGGAAGCTGCGGAGACGGCACGGAAACTCGCTGACGCAGAGGCCCGCTTGGGCCGGATCAAGGCTGCGGCGCAGGCTATCCAAGAGCCGAAGGAAAGCGACTTCACTGACTCGTTCGAGTTTGTGGCGGCCAAGGCTGCGTTTCAGGCGCACAAGATGGCTGCCAAGATGCACGAGAACGAGGTCCAGGGTGAAATCACCGCAGCGGAGCAGGCCCGGCAACAAGCCGATCTGGCCCGCGCGCAAGAGCGTCAGCGCGACTATGTGGAGGCAATCCCAGAGGCGCGCGCGAGATACGCCGATTTCGATCAGGTTATCTCGGTCGCCATGCGAAGCGATGTGGTTTCTCCGGCAGTCGCTGATATGGTTCTGGACAGCGAGCGCCCGCACGATCTGGCCTATCACCTCGGCAAAAACCCCGAGGTCGCCCGTGCGATTTCTCAACTGAACGCCGTCCAGGCGGCGCGTGAGCTGGGCCGGATTGAGGCCCAAATCTCGCTGCCAAGGGCACAACCCACAACCGCTCCTGCCCCGATCCGCCCTGTTCGCGGCGCTTCTTCTGCGACGCCGAACCCCGAGAACATGACCGCAGACGAGTTCGCGGCATGGCGGGCCAAAGGGGGCACCTTCAAACCCTGAAAGGACGCCTAAATGGCAAACGCTTTCTATACCCCGACGCAGGTCGCCCAAGAAATGGTGCGCCTGCTTGAGAATGAACTGATCATCGCAAAGATGGTGAGTTCCGACCTTTCGTCTGAGTTTTCGATGAAGGGCAGCACGATCTACGTTCGCCGCCAGATGCAATACCTCGGGCAGGATGACAACCTGAACCTGTCGTCGTATGCGGAAGATGTGATCGAAGGCACCGTGCCTGTCGCCATGGATAAAACTTGGTCGAACAAGGTCACGATTGGCGCGACGGACCGAACGCTGTCGTTTGATCGCTGGTCTGATCAGGTCATCAAGCCCATGGCGCGCCGGGCGGCGGAGAAGATCGAGGCATCCGTTGCGGCGCTGTATCCGGCCTTCTACTGGTTTGATGGCACCCCTGGCACGGTCCCGGCCACGTTTGCATCGCTGTCGGATGCGGGTGCGATCATGACCGATGGTGGCATTTCCCACACCGGTCGGGTAGCCATCCACTCGCCTATCGCGGGGTCCAAGCTGGCCGGGACTGTCGCCGCGACCTACGTCAACAGCGACAACAAGACCGCCTTGCAAGAGGCAAAGATTGGTCGGTTTGCCGGGTTCGACAACTATGAAAGCGTGTTCGCTCCGACCCACACCGTAGGCGTGTCAACTGGCACCCCTCTGGTGAACGGGGCTTCGCAGAACGTCACCTATGCGACCGCGAAAAACACTTGGTCGCAGACCTTGAATACGGATGGCTGGACGAACTCCACGACCGGCATTCTGAAGAAGGGCGACGTGTTTACCATCGCCAACGTCTATGCTGTGAACCCGGCAACCAAGGCTTCCACGGGCCGCTTGCAGACGTTCACGGTTCTGGCCGATGCGGATTCGGGCGCGTCTACCGGCCCGGCGGCTCTGACCATTTCGCCGCCGATCATCACCTCTGGCGCTTTCCAGACCGTCAACTCGGCACCGGCTGACAATGCTGCGATCACTGTCAAGACTGGCACGGGCGGCACTGGATACCGCCAGTCGCTTCTGCTTGATCCCATGTCCATCGCGCTCGTTTCGCGCCCGCTGGACATTGGCGCAGGTCTCGGGGTGAAAACCTCGACCCGTTCCGGCAACAACGTGACGGTTTCGGTGACGGAATACATCACCGGCGACACGCTGGCGCAAAACATGCGCTTTGACGTTCTGTGGGGCACCACGGTTCTTGACCCGCGCAAAGGTATGCGACTGAGCAACTGACAATAGGCGGGGCTGGAAACGGCCCCGCTTACCCTTTTGATGAGGGCGCGAAATGGCAACCTGCCGCGACATAGTAACCCGCGCCTGCCGTAAGATCGGCGTTGCAGCGCAGGACGAGCCGCTTACGGCTGATATGGCCTCCGCCACTCTTTCCAGCCTCAATGACATGCTCTGGGCGTGGAAACTAGCAAGCGTGGACATTGGCATGACTACTGATCTCGCGCTTGATGACCCATTCCCGATGGCCCCCGAATACCGTGAGGGCGCGGTCTATTCTCTGGCCGCTCGGATTGCGCCGGATAACAACGAGGTCGCGGGGTTCGATGCGGATGATTTCTTCCGCAAAATTCAGGCGGCATATGTCGTGATTGATCCGGTCGTTATGCCGGATGCCATGTTCCGGCGGCGCTGGACGCTATGAGCCGCGTTGATTTTGTCGGCCAGTCCGCGCGGGATGCTTCCAACCCGCAGGCCAATTCGGGACGGCTGATCAACCTCTATCGGGAACCTGTGCAGGCGGGCGGGCGCACCGGCTACGCGCTGCGGTCTGTGCCGGGGGTTTCGGCCTTTGTGGATTTGGGCCGGTCGATCATGCGGGCCATGACCATTGTGGATGGTGTGGCCTATGCGGTGTGTGGCGGGCGGCTGTTCTCCATCACCAAGAACGGCGTGATTGCCAACCTCGGGGCCATTGCGGACAGCGCGGAAACGACCATCGCCGGGAACAACGGCAACGTGACGATTGCGGCGGGTGGCACCTATTACCTGTGGGATGGGGTGACGCTGACGACGCCAAGCATGGGCAACCTGACCTATGCGCGGTCGGTCTGCTACATCGGCGGATATACGGTTCTCGCGGGCGGGAATGCCTCGTCGGATCGGCTGATCCAGTGGTCCGGTCTGGCAACTCCGGGCACGATGCCGGGCACCAGCTTTGCATCCTCAGAGACGACTGACGATCCTGTGATCCGGGCCGTGACGGTCAATGAAACGCTGGTGGTGTTCAAGGCCACCGGGCACGAGGTCTGGCGCGTCACCGGGGAAGCCGGGGCGAATGCGCTGGAACTGATCGTCGGGTCGCATGTCGAAATCGGGCTGCAATCGTTCAACGCCCTGACGCTGTTTCCCAACGGGGCGGCGCTGGTTTCATCCGATGGCCGGGTGAGCGTCTGGTCTGGTGGCTTGCAGGTCATCAGCACGCCTGCGGTGAATACGGCGGTTGAGCGGTTCGGGCCGGATCGCATGTTCTATTACGAGGCGCGCGGGCACGGGTTTATCTGCGTCACGTTCAAGGATGCCCCGGCGTGGTGCTACGACATTGCGACGCTGGAATGGCATGAGCGGGCCGAAGGGACAGAAATAGCCCCATGGTCTGCCAAAGGGACAGTGAAGCTGAACGGCCATTGGGTCGCGGGCTACGATAACGGCAAGATTGGGGTTTTTTCGCCCATCCCGCAGGAGTTCGGCGGGTATCTATCGCGTCGGGCATTCTCCACGATGATGTGGGTGGGCAAGCGGTTCAAGGTCGTCTTGGCCGAGTTGTTCGCGCATGTTGGGCATGAGGCCTATCCCTCCACGAATATCGGATGGGAGAATGACGGGTCTTACCTGTCTGGCCTTGCCTACACGCTGAATATCAGCCCCGGCATTGAGGACGATCCCCCGAGGATCGGCGTTCGCACGACGCCGGACGGCGTGACATTTGGGGCAGAGCGGCTGCGGGATTTCGGCGCTGTTGGGGAATACTGGCAGCGGATCACGCTTCGCAATCTCGGGCAGTTTCGCAATTTCGGGGTGCAGGTTGAAATGACAGCGCCTGTCGACATTCCGCTCTATGCCTCTGCCGATCTGGTGGTGGCATGAAGGCCCCGGTTCCTGCGGTTGACCGGCCTATCGTGGACAAGGATGGCAAGCTGACAACCTACGGCTATGACCTGTTGAAGCGGGTTGAGCAGATGCTGGCCGACCACGAGGCGCGGCTGGTGGCGGGTGGGCATTGAGAATCAGCGTGGACGAGGCGCGGGCCTATTTCGCGCATCCGTCGCAGCAGCTTTATGGCGTGACGCCAGAAAACCTGCCTGACGAGCCATTTGAATATTGGGCGAAGGATGGGATTTGCGGCGTTTTCCATCCGGCCCCTGCGGCCCGCGTCTGGATGGTCCACTTCGCGGCAAAGCCCGAATGCTGGGGCCATCTCGTCGCCCCATCACGAGAGGTTTTGGCGGCCTTCTGGGCGGCAAAAAACCCCGAAAGAATAGTCGGCTGGACGCCAGTGCACCTGCGGGCCGCCTTGGCCCTTTCTCGCCGCGTCGGCTTTGTCGAGGACGGCAGGCTGCCGCTTCTAAGTGGCGAAATCATCATGAGCGGTTGGAGGGCCTGATATGCCCGTAGGATTGGTTCTCGGGGCCGCTTCGGCGGTCGGCGGTATTGCACAAGCATCTGCGGCATCCAAAGCTGCCCGCGCGCAAAAAGACGCCGCAAACCGCCAGATCGATGTGCAGAAGGAAATGTATGACCAGACGGTAAACCGTCTTGCGCCATGGGTTTCCTCCGGAATGACTGCAAATCAGGCGGCGGGGTCGATGCTGGGCCTGAACGGTGCCCCGATGATTGGGGGCACTGCCCCGACCATCAACACCGTGACGACGCCGGGGTCTCCGGGGCGAAGCGGCAATTCGGGTGGTTTCGGCATCGGGACCAGCGCGCAGGACCGACAGGGGAGATTCACTCATACCGCCGCGACACCAGCAACCACGTCCTACACCGTCAACGGCCAGAACTTCGACACGATGGAGGCCGCACAGGCTTACGCCAATGCCAACAAGACGGGCGGGACGGCTTGGAGCTTCCAGAACAGCCCGGCCTATCAGTTCAACATGCAGCAGGGGCTGAATGCTGTTCAGGCATCGC